TTTTTAAATTCATAATCCTCATAATTGCTTTTTTGAACATCATCATGTATCATATGTTCTCTCATATTGTCATAGAAATCTTTTAAACTGCCATTATCCAATATTTGTCCTAATATTTCTTTTGGAATATCATTTAAATAAGGATTTTTTACTATTAAATTATCAATATTAAGCGGCGTGAAATAATAAGATTTTTCATAATTTAACACAAGAAATAAATTAAAAGTATTTTCGTAATAGTCAAAATAAGTATTAACTTTTACTTGATGATATTGATAACTTAGCTTTAAACAATCTTGAGGTTTTCTTAAATTTAACATTAAGTATTTTTGTTTCAAAAGTTCTCTTGTATTTTCCATCGTTGTTTTATTTATAGTTATTTTGCCTTTTACATTAGAAAATGTTTTTTCTTCTTCATATTTCTCAAGCCAAGTATCAACCCAGATGGGAATTTCTTTTGATTTCCAATTTGCAACAGAGTTATAGTTCATGCCTACCAATTTTGAAAAATCTTCCCTAGTAAGATCTAGCTGTTTTAGTCTGTTTGAAAAATCTTCATAAGTCATCTTAAATCCTATTTTAATTATAAATGTATTTTATCATATTATTTTTTAATAAAAATTAAAATAATTATTGACTTATTTTAATTTTTAGTGTAAAATTAAAATAAGTTTTTAATCTATAATTAAAAACTAATCAAAACAATAAGGAAAAAAATGGAAAGGTTAGCTGTAATTAACGGCGTGGATGTAGAGTTGGAAGTGGTAGATAATGCAGTATATACCACTTCTTTAAGCGTGGCTGAAGTATTCAATAAAAACCACAAAAATATTATACGAAAAATAAATGAATTTCCAAAGGATAATTTTACTAAGCTCAATTTTGAGCCGAGTAAATATATTGATAGCACGGGTAGAGTTTTACCTTGCTACAAAATCACTCGTGATGGTTTTTCTTTGCTTGTTATGGGTTTTACAGGCGAAAAAGCTTATAAATGGAAAATCGAGTTTATCAAAGCTTTTAATGAAATGGAAAAAAGACTAAGAAATATTGAATATGAGAAGCACGATAAGTTAGCTTTTCATCAAAGCTTAGGTTATAAATCTCAATTAAAACAGCAAAAGCAAAAATACGAAAATGAGATTAAAGCTTTAAAGTATGATTTAGAACAGAGTAAAAACAATTTTAAGGATAAATTAAATTGTATATTGGCTAAAAATGGTTTATATGCCTTTGATTTTAAAACTTTTAAAAATTATGCCTTAAAGCTAGAAAAAATGTTAAAAGATTTAAAAGATGATGAAAACAAAGAGAATAAACTACTTTTAAGAATGCAAAATGATTTCTTAGAATGTTTAGAACTTTATAAAAGTGTAAATATCTAAATCATTTCAAAACACACTATATTTGAAATAGTCATTTTTGGAAAAATCCTTAAAACTAAACTAAGGAGAATTCAAAAATGGCTTTACCTTCAATGGGACATACCTCACCCGCAACGGAAAATGTTAAGTTAAAACAATCAATATATGAAACGATTATTAAAATTGGAGCTACTGAAACACCAATTTTAAATAAAATAGGTACTTCAAAGGTTACAAATCCTTTAACTCATAGTTGGATTACTGATACTTTTGAAGAACCAAAAAAGAATGCAAATTTAGAGTTAAGTAAATTTGTAGGTGAAACAAAAAACACAGCTCAAAAAACCACAAATGCTACTCAAATATTCATTACCGAAGCCATGGTATCAAAAGCTTTGTTAAAAGCAAATCAATATGGTGGCAATGAAATGGAGTATCAAATAGGCAAAAAAACCAAAGAACATAAAATGGATATGGAATATGCTTTATTTGGTCTAGGCAGAGATAGTGATGTAAAAAAATCAGTTTTCAAAGATTATGTTCAAGCACAAGAAGCAACAAGTGGAGAAATGGCTGGACTTTTTCATTATATCGCTAAAGGAAAAGATAACTTTGCTGATGGAAAGCGTGGAAATGTATTAGCTTTTGATGAAACAGGAGATTGGAGCGGAACTGCAACAGAACTAACAGAAGATAAACTTAATCAAATTTTGCAAACCATTTGGAATAGCGGAGTTACGCCTAAAGATGTCTTTTTAGGAGCTGACTTAAAAGGAGCTATTAACAAATTTGCTACAAGAATTTTAGGCAATGAAACAAAACTAGCAGGACAAGTAGTAAGCCTTGAAACAGATTTTGGAACGGTAAATTTCCATATGCATAGATTATTAAGCCCTAAATATGGTTTGGGTGATGTTTTAATTGCTGGAGATTTTGAGTATATGAAACATGGGCTTTATATTCCTACTATGATTGAAGATGTTCCAACTGATATTACTGCAAAAGCAAAAAGATTTTATACGCAAAGCACTTTAGAAATAAGAAATGCTGATGCTTTTGCTATAGGAGTGGGATTAACTAGTGGAAATAATGCAAAGGCTAAAGCGGTTTTAAAAGCAGCAAAAGGTGCATAATGCTTTGTGCTACGGCTAAAAAACTCATTATCGCTAAAGTTAAAAATTCTTACAAAATGATAGAAGATGATGAAGTTTTGAAAGCCTATTTTATGGAAGCATTTTATTATATTTTATCAAAATGTGTTCCTAGCGTTCTTTTAAAAAATGTAGAGCAAGGCGAAAAAGTTTTTAGGCAAGTTAGAAATAATCATTTTTTGATTATTCCTGATGAGCCTGATTTTGACAATGAAAAAGAACATTTAATGATAGATGAAACACTTAGTTTTGCTGTGATTAATTATGTTTGTTATTTGATTACAAGATGCGAAGAAAAAGACTTTCTGGCATTATGTGACAAGATAATTTATGAGTATATAGCTAATGATGGCAAGGAGCTTGATGATGAAAGAACATGGTTGTAATTGTAATTTCACAAAAAAATTTAATAGAGCTTTGAGTTATAAAGACTATGTGCAAAGTATAAATAGTGCTGATTTTATAGCTTATTTAGATGATAAAAAATGGCTTTTAGCCATGGATGATCTGCTTTTCTTTTGTGAAAAGAGAATTAAAGATAGTGATTATTATGAAGGTTAAAAATGGGAACAAGCTTAAATGAATTAAAAACAGGTAGAGAAAAACTTGAAATCATAAATCAAGTTTTAGCTAGAATAAACAGCATTTCAGAAGCAATAGACAATACAAGACTTGATGAAGTTGTAGGCTTAAAACAAGCTTGCGAATCTTTAAAAAATGAATGTTTAAAATTTAAAAATGATATTGTAGATAAAAATGATGATATTTTAAGCAAATATGATGATATTAATAAAAAATATTCAAATATAAGTGAAAAATACAACAATGTAAATGCAAAATTTGATTATATTAAAGAAGCGTATGAAGATTTTTCTTTAAATAAACAAGAAATACAAAACATTAAAGATTTTTTAGAAAATAATACAGAAGAGTTTGAGAATTTAAAAAAAGATATACAGAAATATGAAGAAATAAAATTTAATTTAGATAATTATATTAATGAAATTAAACAAAATAAAGATTTTGTAAAAGAATATTTTGATTTGAACACAAAAATTAAAGATGAAATTTTAAGTGAACTTAATCATGCTTTAGAAATTGTAGATAGCTTACATTTAAATGTTGATGAATTAAAAGAAATAAAACCTGAATTAATAAGTATTAAAAAAGAAGTAAAAGATTTAGCAAATGAAGCAAAATTAGTAGTAAGTGAAGCAAGCGAAATTATAAAAAATAAAATTAACACTATATTCTTTGAAAACCAAAGATTAAATCAAGAAATGATAGATAGTGTTAAAAAGCTAGAAGAAATTAAATTTGATATTGGAGTTAAATATAAAGAAATAGCTAGTGCATATGAACTACTTTTAGAAAGCAAGCAAAATATAGAAGAATTAAGAGAAGTTATAGCTTTATATAAAGAATTTGAAAATGATATAACATCTTATTCCCAAATTATAAAAGATTTTAAAAGTAAAATAGAAAATTTAGAACGAGATTTAAAATCACAGTCTGAAAGTATCTACTCTTCTTTAAATGATAAACAAAATGAAATATTAAAAAATTTAAATGAAGTAAAAAATGAAGCTTTAGTTAAATTTGATGAACTTACAGCAAAATGCGAAGGGTATAAAATACATTTTGAGCAAAGTTATGATAGGTTTAATCAAAGAGCTTTGATAGCTAATGAAGATTTAGGTAGGTTAGCTGAAGTTGCTAAAAAAGAACTAGGTAATGATAAGTTAATTTATGAAACAGAATTAAAAGTTTTAGCTGAAGAAACAATAAAACAAATGGAAGAAATGCTCAAAGGTTTAAGTGATGAAAGAAATGAAGTCACAGAGGTTTTTGAAACTCAAAAGAAAGAATTTACTACTCTTGTAGATACTTCTAAAGTTATGATTGACAACTTAAATCATATTTTTAATGCGAATTATCAAGCAAAGAAAAATGAGTTTAGTATTATTTTTAATGAAAAATTGCATAGTTTAAACGAGAATAAGCAAGATTTTTTAAATGAGCTTGTGAGCGCAAAAGAAAACGGACTCAATAAAATAAATGAAACAAAAGAGCAAAGCCTTAATGAAATAATCCAAACAAAAGAACAAGGACTTAATGAGCTTGAAACTAAAAAAGGTGAGTGCATAGATGAGATTGACAATCAAGCAAGAATCTATGATATAAGTGGTGTTAAGGCTAATGTTGAATATCTTCTTTCTTTGCTTAATGAGAAAGATGATGGTAAAGATGATGGAATTAAAGATGAAATTGCAAATATAGAGCAAGGTATAAAAGATAAAGAACAAGAGCTTGAAGAGATAAAAAAGCAAATTGAAGAAGCTTTAAATAATAATGATGAATTAAAGCAAAAAAATGAGGAATTAAAGGAAATTAAAAATCAAATCGATGAGGCTTTAAGTCAAGAACCACCTGCTGATACAAGCGAACTTGAAGAGAGAAAAGAAGAACTTGAAAATCAAATTGCTGAGCTTGAAAAAGAGATTGCTGGTGAATTAATTAACAAAAAAGAGGAAATTGAAAAAGAACTTGAAGAAGCTAATCAAAACTTAGAAGACAAAAACAATGAGTTAGAGCAAAATGAAAAAGATAAAAAGCTAATTACACAAAAAGTATTAGATATAACTATTAAAACTTTAGAAGCACTTATAGATACAAAAGTAAGTTTAAATGGTGATGAAGAGATAAATGGAAATAAAACTTTTGCTAATCCTATTTTAGTAAAAGTAGATCCAACTAATGATAACCATTTAACAAATAAAATCTATGTAGATACCGCTTTAAATACAAAAGCAAATTTAAATGGAGATAATATATTTAATGGCACAAATACTTTTAATCAGGCATTAACTTCTCCAACCAATCCAACAAATGATAATCACTTAACTAGAAAATGGTATGTAGATTATGGTGGTGGAATTAAAAATCTTGGCACAACTGGCAGTATAAATCTAGATTTAAGACAAGCTCAACATTTTATTTTAACAGCAAATGCAGGAACAAGCATAGGAATAGCTAATTTTGGAGGAGTAGGAAAAAGCGGAACAATAACTATAAATAATTGTAAAAATGTAGTAGCTTTTAATGCCCCTTTTAATTTTAGAATAGCTCAAAGTGGATTTAGTGGCACTGAAACTTTTGCTTATTTTTGCATAGCTTCGAATAATGTAAGATTAGTAAGGACTTAAAATGAACTGCCTCCTTCTTTCTAATAATGGCATAGCACTAAATTTACCTCCATCTTTAGGAGGCTCGGTTGCAAATTATAATTATATGTTAAAGCTAGACATGATTTATAAACAAGCAGTGGTATTGCCATCAAATATTAATAATAAAGAAGTGGTTATGTTAGGCGAAGTTTGGACGACTGGAAATATGTCTAATAAAACTTCTGGAAATACTTTAGAAATAACTTGGAATAATTTTAATTCAAAAGTAACACTACATGCTTTAAGTAAATATTACACTGCCAATGCAAAAATCAAAGTAGAGAAAAAATTCAATTTTGGAAATATAAATAACTTACAAATAATGCTAAGTTCTTGGCAAAGCGGTAGTGCAAATTCAAGTGCTGGTTGGAACTTAAATGATGGGGATAGATTAAACCCAAGAGCAAATTTAACATTATACTGGAATTAAGAAAGGGTAAATATGTTTTATGATTTAAAAAATAAAAGTTTAAAATATGATGATATTTTTTTAAAAGATGTAAAAATACAAAACGAAGAAGGTGAAATTGATGCACAAGATACTTATTTTTTAAGTGCTTGCGATGATAAGCTTTTAAAAGAGCTTGGTTTTGCTAAAGTTAAAGAAGAAGAAATCCCAAGTTTTAATGAAAAAATTGAAGAACTTCGCCAAATTCAAACTTATGATGAAGAAAATAATCTTTATATTATTTCTTATGAGATTAAAGAAAAAGCATTAGAAGAGTTAAAAGAATTAAAATTAGAAGAACTAAAAGCTATAAAAGAAGAAAAGCTTTTGTTTATGCCTTTTAAAAATACTATATTTCAAATTGACACGGAAGCAAAAATTAATATTAGCGGAAAAGTTAGCGAGATAATGTTAGCAAATCTCAATAATACTCCTTTGGAAAATATTGCTTGGATTGATAAAGATAATAAAATCATTACATTTAACAAAGAAGAATTTTTAGAATTTGGGGTTGGTATCGCTAAATATACTGAAAGTATTATTTTTAAAAATGATGAACTAAGAAATAAAGTGAAAAATGCCACATCTTTAGAAGAATTAAATTTAATTGCATGGGAGAGTGAAAAATGAGTACTGAAAATATAATAAAAGAAGGTGCTATACTCGGTTCTTTAAGTGGATCTGCATTATTAGGATTGATGGTTTTTGTCTTAGCTGGGATTGCATGGCATTTATATAAAACTTTACATAAAGAAGCTGGGGAAAGAACAAAAGAACTTATAAGTGAAACCAAAAATACTAATGTTCTTATTAGAGAACAAATTGCAGTATCCAGAGCAAGTAGCGATAGTTTGGTTAAATTTATAGAAACACATTGCTCAAAAACCAATGACAAGCTAGAAGCTATAGAAACAGATCTTATGAGAATGGATGAAAGGCTTGTTAAGCTTACTCAAATAAGAAATGATAAATTAAGAAGTATTTTTAAAAAAAAGGAAAACAATGACTAAAACAGAATTAAAAAGGGTTTGTGTAAAGCCATACGATAAGGACAGGTTTGAAGTGATACAAGATTATGAGTTTATTTTACCAAATTACAAAGGCATTGTACCACAAGGTTTTAAAACTGATGGAGCGAGTATTCCACGTATTTTTTGGAGTATTTATCCACCTTTTAAAAGTGAGTATTTTAGCGCTTGTGTTGTCCATGACTATTTGTGTATAAATGCAAAATCAAGAGATGATTATAGGCTAGCTGATCTTGTTTTAAAAGAAGCAATGCAAGCTTTAGAAATAAATAAATTTAAGATTTTTGTTTTTTATTGCTCTTGTAATTTATTTCATCAGATCAAATGTTTAATAAAGGGGATAAGATGAGTTTAGAACAGGTTATAAATACTCAAAATGAAAGTTTAAATCAAATTATAAGTAGTTTACAAGAATTAGTTTTAAGTTATAAAAATGGTAATTTGAGTTTAGAAGATGTTAAAAAATTAATTAACGAAACTATTGAAAATATATCAAATGATTATATAAAAGAAAGCGAGCTAAAAGAAAAACTAGAAGCCTTGCTAGAAGAGCTTGGCATCAATGCAAATATCAATAAAGAGAGTTTAAAAGAAGTTGTATTAAAAGTTGTTTTAGAAAATCAAGAAAGTTTAAAAGGTGATAAAGGAGATCCTTTTACTTATGAAGATTTTACAGAAGAACAGCTTGAAAATTTAAAAGGGCAAGATGGAGCTAAAGGAGCTGATGGTAAAAGTGCTTATGAACTTTGGCTTGAAAATGAAGAAAACACAGGAAAAAGTCAAGATGAATTTTTAGAAAGTTTAAAGGCTCAAACACCAACAAAAGAAGAAATTAAACCTATTATAGAAGAGATGCTCGAAGATATGAAATTAAATTTAGGCATTAATGGAATAAAAGTATCTAATTCTATTCCCACTCCAAAAACAAAAGCTAATGTTAATGATTTAATTATAACTTATAATGAAAATGTAAAACAACTTTGGCTTTGTGTGGCAAGTGATGATAAATACACAAGTTGGATTAATTTGCTTGGAAATGAAAATATTACAGCACAAGAGTTGATTATTATTAGTTTTGATACAAATTTAAATAGTGGTCAATATGGCGGATGTTTAAGTGATTTGCGTTTTGGTTTTGAAAATTCTTTAGCAAGCACTACGCAAATTATAAAAGGACTCAATGAAGGCAGTTTTTTAATCACTAAAGATGGAATGGGTTTAAAATCTAAAAATTATACTGAAGTTAGCGTTCTTTCAAAACCAAGTAAAAATCAAATAGAAGGAAATATTAAAACGAGCGGAATTTATAATGATCCTGCTTGGCATAATATTACCAATGCTTTAAAAA